GATAAAGAGACAACAGAGTTTGACATACTTATTCAAAGAACAAAGCAACGAATTGCTCTCGAACAACGAATTAGAAAGTGTATTCGATTGTTCGAAAGGACACCCGATTCTATTGAAAAGGTATCTTGGTGGAGACGTAAGTCTTGAGACATTAGTTATCTTTGAGAAAATATTTTCTTTTAGACGAAAGTTTGATAAAAAACTTGATGATCCTGTATGGGAAATCGTAAGTCTTAAGATAGAGAAGTACAGACCTTTTCTAAATATTGATATGTTTAAGTACAAAAAAATTTTAAGGGATATTGTAGATGAGTGACTTTTTCGAATCTGAAATCATTCAAGAAGAATTGAGTGAAATCAATAGAATGCAAGAAAAAATCTATGGAAGTCTCATGGCTTTCAGTACAATGTCTAGTGAAGAAAAACTTGAACATATTGATTTACTCACAAACTTGCTCGAAAAGCAAAGAGTGATGTATACTAGGTTATCTCTTTCAGACGATCCTCAAGCAATTGAGATGAAAGAGAACCTTCGCAAGTCAGTCGCACTGATGGGTTTTCCACCAGAGACTGATATGCAAACTTTATTTGATAGTATGAATGCAACTATCAGGTCTCTACGAGACTATGTTGACAATTGACTCTGAATTAGTTATACTATCCAAGTAAATCTAACGAATCCAAACAAATCTAAGGTAATCCAAATGAGCTTCGCAGATCTTAAAAAGCAATCCAAACTTGGCTCCCTGACTCAAAAACTGGTCAAGGAAGTCGAAAAAATGAATAATACTACCAGTTCCGGTGATGACCGACTGTGGAAACTGGAGTGTGATAAGAGTGGTAACGGTTATGCAGTTATCCGTTTCCTTCCTGCCCCGAATGGTGAAGATCTCCCCTTCGTAAAACTGTATTCTCATGCCTTTCAAGGTCCCGGTGGTTGGTATATAGAGAATTCTCTGACTACTATGAATCAGAAAGATCCTGTGTCCGAATACAACACAATGTTGTGGAATAACGGCACTGATGCTGGTAAAGAACAAGCACGTAAGCAAAAACGTAAACTGACCTACGTTGCTAACATCTATGTGGTGAAGGATCCTACAAATCCCGAGAACGAGGGTAAGGTGTTCCTGTATAAGTTCGGCAAGAAGATCTTTGATAAGATTACTGCCGCAATGCAACCTGAGTTTGAGGACGAGGAAGCAATCGATCCGTTCGACTTCTGGCAGGGTGCTAACTTCAAACTGAAAGCAAAGAACGTTGCTGGTTATCGTAACTACGACTCTTCAGAGTTTGCCCGTCAGGATGCTCTGTTGGATGATGATGACGCAATGGAAGCAATCTGGAAGAAACAGTATTCTCTCCAAGAATTTGTTGCTCCCGATCAGTTCAAGGACTATGATGCTCTGAAGAAGCGTCTTGATTATGTTCTCGGCATCAAGGGCACGACTAAGTTCCAAGATCAAGAAAGCATTGAGGAGGAAGAAGAGTTCCGTGCTCAAAATCGTGGTGTAGAACCCATGCCTCAATCAATGAAGCAAGAACTTAATTCTTTGAGTGGTGATGCTGGTGGTTTCAATGATCCTGATATCACTCTCAAGTCTTCTAATGATGAGGAAGATGATACTCTCTCATACTTTGCCGCACTCGCAGCAGACTGAGTTAGTTGGAGATTGTGATTCTGGTATTCTCGGTTCGAATAAGAGTTTCATTGATGTATTGTGAAGAACGATCATAAAGCATAATCTCCCTCATATCATTTAAAAACTGTTGTAAATATCCTCGTCTCAATAAGTAGATCGAGGATTTTTTATTATTTTTACGAGTCTCATATTCCCAGTTAGATACTCCTCTTCTTACATTGGTTCCAGTGACTGTAACATTAACTCCATTATCACTGTAGGTTAATGTAAAGTCTTCATCGACAACTTTTCCTGAAGGAAGAATTAATCTACCATTAGAATCTTTGATCTCTTTGGTTTCATAAAAATTATTATCATTTATTCTATCACCATACTTATTATCAACATAATTATAGAGTTGATAGTTTGAGAGTGGCCATTCATTTCTTACATTAATGATACCAGCAGTCATTAAAACAACCCAATCAAGTTCATCGTTTCCATAAAACTCTTCGGCAACAGTATCTGGTCGAGCACCTTCTACGATTTCATACTTATTGAAGAGTGTAAACGAATTTTGTAAATCATCACGTAACTTATTTCTTCTGAATAAGTTTTTAACTGTTAAGTAATCTTTTGATGAGATTGCATCAGACAAAAATGATTGATACTCTACATTTGGTAGTTCTCTGAAATATGCCATTTTAGTATCCTACTCCTGTTAATCCATCATTTTCGTCATAATCTTCTCTATATACTGGACTTAGTTCTTGGAATGATAAATCCATTTTCATATGAACTGGTGTTTTTGATGAGTCATCATAAGTCATATAAGTTCCAGATCCAGTATAATTGACATTGATGTTTGTAAGTGCAGCAATAATAAAACTATTTAAGAATTGGTGTTTGTTTGCACCAGTCATATAAGTTAATTGAAAAACATTTGGAGATTTTAAAAATAAACCTCTCGAACTTCTAGATTCACCATTTACAGTTGCCGAAAAATCTGCAACTGGGGGTGCCATATTTCTTTTAAATTCTCTAATAATTAATTTTACTTTTTCTGCTTCAGTTCTATTTCTTGGAGCAAGATCAAATGAAAAATTAAAAGACCTTAATTTAACTCCATTGAATAAAAGTTCTGTATTTGGATTTAAGATTTGTCCGGTCGATCTTGCTAAAACTCCACCAAAAGTTGTATTTGCTCCGAGAGCATTTGCTGCCAGGGAAGAAAAATATGTGTTTGTCAGTTGTTGACCCTGACCACTAACTGCAAGACCTTCAACATCAACCGCAGTAGATCTTATAGCATCAAAAAGTCCTTTGAAAAAATTATCACTATTTATAACTTCTTGTGATTTACCAACTGCATATGCTGCAAGAGTATTGAGACTGTCCTCTCCCCATCCAGTTCCATTTGTTGATGTTATATTTTGTGGTATTGGTAGTATAATCGTAGATAATGCGTTTTTATTTTTATATAATCCTTTTGATGATCTGAGTCCTTCTTTAAGGATACTTGATCCATCTGCGGCATTAAACTTTAGAGGAACATACTCAAGGATTTGTATTTTGAGGTAATCTACGTCTTTTTCTATTTCTTGATTGGGATATCTAAGAATTTCTTTAGATTGAGTAGTTTTTGCTCTTGCGACTAATTTTTTATTTGTTACAGTGGGAGGTGTTACTTTATCAGTTTCTTGGTTTCCTACAGATTCTGTTCGTTGTTCTACAGATGCTGGTGGTCTAATTGGTCCACCACGAATATCTGCTAATTGCCCTGCTGCTCTTCTTGTTGCGTTAACACTACTATATTTTTTTTGTTGTTCTTCTGTTACAGTCATTATTTTCTACTTTTTAATTATTTAGAACGAATACTTGTAAAATTGAGTTCTATAACGTCAGACATTTCTTCTGGATAAATTTCATAAATTTGTCCTTGAATTTGATCGTAATTATATTGCCTTCTATCACGCCAGTGAAAATTAATTCCACGAAATCCCCATAAGAATACATCAGTCACACCAACGAGTGGAAATTCATCATATTCTATATTATTAGTTTTGGCACGATAAACAAAGGTATAATACTTTCCAGAAGTGGGAATTTTTCCACTTTCAGACAAAACACTTAGGAGATTTTGCATAATATCATCTGCACTTTCTGTGCCTATTAAATCACGAACAACACCACGCACACGATTTTCTTGGTCGTCTGTTGGATTTCTTCTCTGTTTGAGTGTCTTTCTTGGCATTGGTTAAAAAAGTTCGTTTTCCGTAAGAACCTTAAACTCATAACCACGATCTAAACACCATTCTTTGGCAGATTCCCATTTTGCCTGATTTTTTGCATATTCCATCACTTCATAGATATAACCCTTAGTTTTTCTTTTTTGAACTTTGGGTTCAATACACTGCTTATATGGTTTGATTTCAATAATCATTTTTTTGATTTTTCCATTCGATTCTTTGACTTTAATGTAAAAATCTGGAAAGTATCTATGATATCTATTATCAACTGGTGATCTGTAGGGAATGACATTTATTTCACTTCCCCATTCTAATATGTTTTCATTTGTGTCACAATATTTCATGAATTTGCGCTCCCAGAGAGAACGATAGATAATATTGTTTGGATCACCTTTATATTTTTGGGGATATGATGGTTTATAATATCCTTTATATGACATCTAAATAACTAATAATAAAGTAGTCGTATAGGTATTTAGAGTGCCAAGACCAAAGAGAATAACAGATTTTAAACCAATAATTGCCAATCTTGCTCAAACATCACATTATCAGGTTATGTTTGGTGGAATTGGTGGTTCTTTATTGGGTTATTTGAATGATAGAGGTGTAGATACAAGATTTATTACCGAAAATGCTGGATTATTGTGTTCTTCTGCTTCTATTCCTGGAAGTTCATTAGCAACTGCAGATATTAATGGAAACTTTATGGGTGTGCAGGAAAAAATGGCACACACCAGAATTTTTACTCAAATTCAGTTGGAGTTTTATGTTGATTCCGATTATAGAATGATGAAGTTTTTAGAGCATTGGATGGAATTTATTGGGAATGGATCAGTTCAAGACCCTACTGATACTCAATATGGTTATAGAATGAACTTCCCAGATGAATATAAATCTAATTCTACCAAAATTATAAAATTTGATAGAGATTACTTAAGAGAATTAGAATATAACTTTATTGGATTGTTTCCAATTAATCTCTCATCAACACCAGTATCATATGAATCTTCTCAAATTTTGAAAGTAAGTGCATCATTCAATTATGAAAGATATATTCCAGGAAAGATTACAAGTAAAAGCAAAAAAACGGGAAATGTAAATAATTTAGGTTCTCTACAAACTGATTTTGCAAAAGATGTGGTAATTGGTTCTCAGTTAAATCTTGGAGAAGATTTTTCTTCCTTTAGATCTACTTTAGAATCAAATGTCGAATTTGGGCAATAAATAAAAGTAACTGATAATATTATAGAATATTATGCCTTTACCGAAGATTGCGACACCAATTTATGAATTGGAACTTCCATCAAATCAAAAGAAAATTAGATATAGACCTTTTCTAGTAAAGGAAGAAAAGATTCTAATTATTGCAATGGAGTCTGAGGATCAGAAACAGATTACTACTGCTATTAAAAAAGTAATCAGTAATTGTATTCTTTCTAGGGGA